AAAAATACGTTGTGAAAAATGTCATGTTCTTCTATTACAGGAATGCAGCCACACATAACGGCCTCGAATAAACGATATGACCAATTACAATCACCAACCGGGCATAATGCAAATTTTGCCCTGCTTAACCCTATATAATAATTTGAATCATAAGTAAATTTATTACCATTCCTCCCCCTGAATGAGTTGATGATAGTGGCGTTTTTGAAGCCATACATCCATTTTCTTTGCGGAGTTATTACACCACGGAAATAGTACTCTGTGGTTTTTTCTGATTTAAGTACCTGGCAAACCTCAAATAAGGACATAGGAAATATTAATGGGTATTTTTTAAAGTCAACGTAACTTACAGCGTTCCTGTGGTCGCAATCAATTCTGCTAAATTTAATACATTTTTCCGTTAAGGCTTTGCGGATGAAATGTTCTTGTAGGTTCATGCTGTGTTTTTTGTGATTTACTTTTTAAACTGATTTTAATATTTTCTTTTTGTTCTTCAATTCCTCTTGTTTGCTAATCTTTGTCTGCGTTCCCTCATCCCCATCGGCCACCGGATAACCTTTTTTCTTTGCCGCCCACTTGCTTATCCATATCAACTCGTGCCTACATTGATAACCGCCTTTTTGAACCAAGAACTTAACGCCGGGGATTTTACCAGACCACTCTATTTTGTCAAATTCCTCTGCATCTTTGCGGCTGAAAACATGCCATAATTTATTCTCAAAAACGTGCTCTGCAATTATTTCACCATCTTTTTTTACAACATCTTTGCCGCCTACGCAAAAAGGGCGTGATGTCTTTATCTCTGTGCCACCGTAAACGAAATAATTAAGCCCCAAATAATCAGCAAAGAAATTATCTTGTTGTTGTGATTGCGAAAAATAGGCATCGTGAGCATAGCCTTTGACATACCTGTCATAAATACCGTTTGCACCCTCTTTGCCAACTGTCAGCTCTTTTAAGCCTTTGGCGAACTGTTTTAAATCAACTTGTCGCTCAACTCCTGTACGGATGTAATCAGAAACCGCCTGTTTCATCTCATCAGTAACGGCCAACCGGTTTAAAAATCCGTTCTTTACCAGTGTGCCGTCAGGGTTAACGCCTGTCATTCGTGTAATGTTCTGAATTTTATCCTCTATATTTGCCACCGTTTGCGCTGATGTCATGTTACGGAAGTAGTCTGATGTGTAGCCGGTTGTTTTGATCATGTTTTCGCCAAGTCTCTTAAAAACAGAATCCGCAAAGTTCTTTTTAAACAGATCCATTTCCTTGTAAAATGAATCGAGAATTTGAATGTTTTTTGCTGATTGGAGTATTACACCGTTTTCGGTTTGTAGCTCCATTACAACTCCTGAAATTAAGAAATTCAACAGCTCTTTTTGCAGTCTTTGAATGTCAGAATCAAACAATGTCAAAGAATGGTCAATAAAGTTGACTTTTTTTTGATATTGTTTTCTCAATTCCTCGACTGTGAGTTCCTTTGGCATTAATCTTCTTCGTTAAATTGCAAGTATGGCTGTGTGTTGACTGGCTTATACATCTCTACAAATTTATCAATCTCGGCTTCAAATAGCTGTTTTTGTTTTTCAAATGTGAAGTTCAGAAACTCAGGTATAACCGATAATTCTTTTATGATGTCGGGCCCTAAAAGGTATTTTAATCTAAGCCTGTCATTGGTTTTCAACTGTGATAATGTCAACATTATCATTTCCTTTGTCTTTCCTGAAAATGGTATTAGTTGCCTTTGCAGGTCGTATATTGTTTCGTCACCGCCCATTGCCCTTACTAATTCTTTATTTATCAATCCAATTACTTCATCATTTGCCCCGGCTGTTTGTGCTGTTTGCAAAAGTGTCAATAGCTCTGTTTTGTTGAGTAGTTTAAAATCTTTTCCAACCTTAACGATTACGGTTATTTCACGGTCAATAATGTCGGCAATTATTTTTAACCCCTCCTCTTTGACCATCGAATAGTTGACGGCATAAAGGTAAAGAGTATCATAAAGGTTTTCAGTTTCAAGAATCTTTGCCGTGGCTGTGTCTGCAATTTCCTGTCTGCTAAAAATATCCGTGTTGAAAATTGCCTTGCGGAAATAATCCACCATTTCACGGATGTAGTCTTTTTGCAATGTGGCAACCTCAACAGGGATTTGGATGTATTTCACTATGTTGTCAAGTGAAACAATATCCTGTGGACTATCTGGCAATGGTAAATAGATAAATTCTAAACCGCCCCTTGTTACATCAATTATTCCGGTGCCGTCACAGGTTGGGCAGGTATGGCCATCAATCTTATAAACACCATCTGTGTCAACAGCGCACCCGTCAGCTGTGCATTTGCGTACATACTGTATTTTCTGCATATGGGCATGGCGGCACATCGTAATATCTAATTCGGAATTTGTCTTTAACAACTTATCTAAAAATGGTATTCCGTAATGATACTGGTTCACAAAACATTTGCCGTTGTATTCGTCATCGGTTAGGTACCCGACCTGTGTCGCAGGTGTCTGTTTGAGCTTGTAAGGCTGTGGAATTACAACCTGATACGTGTTATCGTCAATATTTATAAGATTTTCATTCTCAAAAACATTTACCGAAATAGTTTTATTTTTATGCTGCTCGATAAATGTTACCGCCCCTTCTGCCGTATATATGGTGTATTTATTCAGCACCTTTTTATCTGATTCCTCAGCAACGGGCAATTCCTGCCAGTCGATTAAATATAACAGGTCGGCATTTTTATACTCATAGTAAATGGCATTTTCTGAATAAACCTCATAAGGGTATGGCTGTGCTAACTTTTTGCCGTCTGTGCCGGAAAATTCATACACTATAAAAGCGTTGGGATCAATCTCGCACAACTTCGGTAATCTGTTGGCCAGGTACTGGTCAAACCCGTACCGCCCGAAGTAGTCAAGTACGTGCTGAAATTCCTGAACGTCTTTTGTAAACCACTCAACTTTGACGGCTTCTGTTCTCGGAACCCTGTTAAACACCGACATTGAGCCGTTAACTATGCTCTTACAAATGTTCACCGTTACCTCTTTGCGGAGTTCAAATGCTTCCTCCGTTTCTGTGGAAGTGAATCGGTGTAGTTTTTCATCAATTCCAATTCCCAAGGAATACGCCTTGTATTCATTTGTCAACTCCACGCACCTGTCATATAACGGGTGCCGTTTGCCGGTTAATATTACGTCATATAAAATTTCTATTGCCTGTGATTGTGTGATAATGTTTTCTGCCATTAATTGAGGTTTTCGGGATGTGTGAAATATTCCAATAACAAAGCAAAATATAAAATCGTATGCAAATCCTGCTCTGATATTTGATAATATTTCATAAGCTACAAATATACAAATTATTTCTGATAAAAAGCAAATTTATTTTTTATTGGGTTATTTGTCCGCTTAAATATTTGTTAAATTAACTATAAATTATATCGTTTATGCTAAATAATGCCGGTAAAACAATTGGAGGCGGTCAAATAAAACTTAATTTGTACCCGTTTCTGATCTTTGGGATTATTCCGTATCGCATCGCATCTACAAAGTCATCCTGAAACTTTACAGGCTCGTTCAATATCATTCCGTTTTTGTCTGTTTTCCAACTGTACGACCTTAATTCCTTTATGCCATTTAATGAATCTTTTGTTACAAACAAGTCGTATTCTTTAATCATATTGATTTCGTCAACGACATGTTTTGCGCCAACTCCTTTTATGTTCCAACCCATCCGGTAAAGTTCTTCTATGCTGTCGGGCCGTGCGCTGTCTGCAAAGATTTCATCTGACCTCTTACGAATACCGGCACCAGCCAACGCCTGTGATATGTCGCTATTTAACATCTCTGATAAATAACAAAGTTCCTGAACGTAAACTCTTTTAGCATTGTTGTCAATTCCAATCTTAACTAAAACAGTTGGGTGATTAAAGCCAAAATCAAGCCCGTAGCTGATATTTCTAACTGACTGCGGTATGCTGTCGCACAAATGGAAGTTCGGATAAACCAGCCCCTCTATTGAGCCTATTTCGCCATCCAGATAAACCCGTTTGTAATTTGCATCTCTTTCGGCACGAAGTAACACATCTTTTTTTATAGATTCCGGGCAAAACTGGTTGTCAAATATATTACTCTTAATAACCGTTATATCTTCGGCATACTGGGGATTGTTAATGTATTCAGGATAAATAAAAAATTCGTGTGTAGGGTTCCAGTCGGCATAAATACGGCATGATGTACGCTGTGCCATGTGGAAAAAGGTTTCATATTTCCAGTTTTGTATCTCATTGCAAAAAAGATATTCCCTGCTTGGGCCATGCACCCTGTCCGGGCTGTCAACTGACATAAACTCAATCTTTGCCCTTCCTACCGTGTAAAAAAAATCTGATTTGTTTTGTGAACCTGGTACATAGATATTTTCATTATTCAGAAAGTCATAAAAATCTTTCATTGCACCCTTTTTCATGTGGGGCATTGTTTCCGATGCTACGGTGCAGGTAATGGGTTTGTCTTTATTCTTTAATGCTATAAGGTAGGCTATTTGCATTAATGAAACGGTCTTTGAGCTTCTTGTACCTCCCGGATTAAGAACGTACCTTGTATTTGCCCTGCAATTTTTTGAAAATACGGTTGTTGTTTTCA